TTACTTTTTAGTCTCTTCAACCTTTTTTTCAATCACATCCATCCTTTTTTGAAGTGACTCAAGAGACAGAAATATATCCTTCAAAGTTTTCATAATGCTTCCGCCTGTGCTGGTTATTTTTTTCTTAGACATTATGTGACCTCCTTTATATGTGGTACATGACTGCATCTAATTCAACACATTTACCAGTAATTGAAATATCTACTGTTGTACTTTCAGTAACTGTCGACTTAAAATTCAAACGTTCATCATCCACTGATTGCAGAACACCTTGGACACCATTTACACTAGGAACCAGTTGTGTTGTTATTGGGAGTTGGGTGCCTTTTTCGAGGGTTACAGGTTGGTCTAGGGTAATGTTATAGCCTTGACCTATGGTTTGTTTGGAGTGCTGGTACACTTGCCTGTCACCAGCCATCACCCAAGGCATGAGATCCCAACCATTGTCTACTGCTTCAGGTTGACCAATAAAACTGATTTTCACATCTGAAACATTGGCAGTACTTGAACCATTATCGACCAATCCAACACTCAAATACTGCAATCCAGATTCTTGTCTTAAATCGAGAGCGACAACATGTTTGCCATTCATCGTTGAACCGCGATGGTACTCAGCATCAATTCTAGCTATTGAGTTATTCCATCCAACATCCTTACTTGCTGTCGTCATCATAACTAAACAACCACTTCCAGTCATTTCTTCGAATCGTGAACCCTCAACAACTGCGAATATCCAACCATACTTAGAAGTATCAATGGGATCAGATGTCGTCCAGTATATCTCTTTTTCCTGTACACCACCCTCTAGCGCTAGTCGCAAATGATCTGTTGCCTTTGCATGGATATGGCCACCATTTCCTCTGACTTCTCTATACTCCCACTCAACATTTTCAATTCCATATCCATAAAATCCTTTACCTTTAGCATATCGAGGGAGCGATGAAACAGGTTCATAATAACCTACTCCAACAAGAGATACTGATTGAACTTCGTAACAACCATTGTAATTAACAGAAATACTAGAGTCTCTTGCCTCTAACCCAATATAATAAAGACCTGAAAAATTTCTTACATCTACGGCATGTACTTTAGCAGATTCCAAACCTTGCGCAACTACACCCAATTGTACTCCAGATGCCGTCAATGAATGAGATTTGTTCGTTAACAGCCCTGCATTTATCTTGCCCCATTGATGGTTTGTGTCATATCCTGTGACAGTAATCAAAATATGATCTACGTCTGTTACATCTACCTGTTCTGAGGTGACATATGTGCATGACGCTGTCGAAGCGCCATTCCCATGTACTTCTAACTTTAGGCAATTCGATTCTATACTTTGGCTACTATTGCCTTCAGAGTATCCCGCTTCCCAGGTTACGTTCTGTGTGCCTCTGTCGTATAGGAGTTGTACCGCAGGTTTTCTTACTTTTTTATAATCTTTTTTAATTCCTGTCGCATATTTTACATTATCAAAGTGTACTTCATCATTAGTATCAGAACCACTTCCAACGCCAAAAGAAACTCTATTTGTTGAAGATTTTATAAAGATATCAAACCCAGCTAGTGCAAGTTTATCATTAACCCATATAGCTCCTCCTAATTGACCAAATTTGACAATCCTAATTTTGGCAAAATCAGAACTAAAATCATAGCCATCAACTACTGGTGTAAACACATTTCCTAAATGGAAACCGCCGTCTACATCCATACGAGCTATAACAGCTAGTTCGCCGTCTGATATTGATAGATAACATGGCAACTTTGATCCTGACACAACTTTAAGCCTAGCTTCCATAACTACAGTATCCTCTTTAGCAATATTGTTAGACTCCTTATAAAAGCCAAGTGTAGAACTTGAATCTCTTGCTGCTATTTTCATAACTCCATTATCATTTACTAGTGAAAGATTAGAACCAGCTTGATTAGCAGTCCATGGATCTCCTAAGGTAATTGGATTGGCTGTGCAGTCAAGTTCATTATTCCAGGAAAACTCAGGTAATTTGCAATGTGTCATGCTATCTCCATCAATCTTATAGCTTTTAAAAGGATACTCTACAATCTCGCCGTTTTGATTCATGAATCCACAGTAAACTTTGCCTTGTGCGTCTTCATAAAGTTTCACACCTTTACAAAACTCACGTTTTCCGCTTGCCTTATTAAGTTGATGTCGCTGCCAAACTGTTGGTGAGTTTATTTCAGGTGTATCCGTCCACCACATATGTGCTACATGATCCATATCACATGCAATAAACACGCGGCCCCTCCCTTCACCAGAACATTGCTCTTTTAAAGCGATCTGATTAATATGACTTTGAGAAGTGTTATTATACCTTAGCGTTATTCCTGTCCAAGTTGCTTCCATTTCTGTCCCAGAAGTAAGTTCACTACTTTTTCTAGCATATTTGAACCAATTTGAACCGTCTGCTCCAAAATAATTGTAAACCATGTGCATCATTCCAACATCTTGACTGATCTCAAAATCAAAATGTGAAATACCTGTACCACCAGCATTTACATCAGTTGCAAATCCACCATTTGTATGATTAATAATTCCTGTGTCAAGAATATTTCCAGCACGCCACTGTAGATTAGAGGCTATTGTATACGTTATTCCAGATGTGCCAAGGAACATCACATACCAAGCTTGTCCCCATACAACTATTTTTGTATCTGTTACAGATGTCATGCCAGAATGAGGTGTTACTGTACCTCTTTGTACTCCCGTATCAACATCGATAGAATAAATCCATATAGTTGAAGTTCTATTTGTTGCACAAAAGATATATAGGTTTTGTGGCTCATAATATACCAGCGAACCACCATAGCCAAATGACGAGGCTGGATTATGGTACACTTCTCTCCAAGTGTTATTCTCTACTTCAATAATTTTGTAACCATTTCCGCCCTGATGTAATAACATTGCAGTTTTACCACCGTGTTCTACTACACAGTGCCTACCAGCAAGTACCCAGCCCTCATTCTGTAGATTTTTAGGAATAATATCAAAGTCATATTTTGTCTGACCACCTTGAACACTATTAATTGTCCTTTCTGAGGATTCAACTAGGACCTTATCTCCTGATAACAGTTCATAATCTCTGCAAGTAACTTGCAATTCATCAACACCTGTTACATCTTCCTTAACAGCCACCTTACGCATTTCCTTAGGATAAACACTCACATCTAACTCTTTGAATGGATCAGTCATATCTTGCTTTAAATCTAACTGTTGATCGACACTGCTAAACTTCACATTTTTGTTTTGAATATCATATGTTGCTGTTGAAGACTCCGCGATATCCTCATTATCCATGAACACATCTACAGCCCCCCAAGTTGTTGGTGGCATGGAACGTACAATATTACTTTCAAGAAGTCCCTTTGAATTTACCAGAATGCGCTCCATTAACATATCTGTATCAGCGGTTGAAGTATGAACATTCTCTTCAACTAACTTAATCCTATCCTCGTGATCTTTTAGTTCAGTATCAATGACATCTGAGTTGTTATTAAAAACAGATATGTCATAGTAATCCGTTTCACTTGGTTTGATTAATCCATAATTTGATGTTTCTGTGTTACTCATTGAATCACCTCCATGAACTATTCCTAAAATAAAAGGTGCAGAATAAATTCTGCACCTTCATTATTTGTAACGCAGAACTTTTAAAAGCCTGCTTATAAACTTTGACTGTTTTTTGATACGTTCTTTATGGTCTTTTAAGACTGCTTTTACAGCGACCACATCTTCTACCCATACTCCATTCTCGAATTTCGGACTGACATTTAAGTATATAGCACAATTAGGTTTAAGAGATGTAAACCCATTAGGGCCATTTGCTTCATTTCCAGATGTTAAAACTTGATGTTCATTTACTTTACTTTCATGTACTGCTAACACATCTTGGATGACACCTGACTCTAAATCGTATTTAAAGAACTCTTGGTACATTTTATTCACCTACCTTAATAAATCGCATATCTAATACTGCCTAGTGCGCACCAACTAGCTGAAGCTTCGTACTGAATAGTTACTTCTCCATTTGTGTTTATAACAGCATTATAGAGTCTAGAACTAGTTGGTTTTGATGCAATACTCATACATACACGCTTTGTTGGCCTGAATTCTTCTGGAAGTTTAAACACAACAGATTCTGAAGGGAAGCTGCTTCCTGACAAATATCCTTCAAGTTGAACATAGTTACCAATTTTTACAACTCTAACTTCGTCTACATAGACAGTTGCACCATTCAGAAGTGTAGGTTCAAATACCATAATTTTTTCAAGATCTGCAAGTTTAGCTTGAACCACTGCTAGATCGTTATCCAACTGAGAAATTAAGTTACCTTGTTGTTCTACTATCGCTTGGGCATCATCATGATATGTTATCGATGCTTCGAAAATGCCTGAGTTGTTTTCTTCTGGTAGGGTTTCGTAGACTACGTACAAAGAACCCCAATCAACATCCTCAATGTCAACTGTTTGGATACCCAATCGAGATTTGCCGTAGGCGTGTGTCGTCTGTAAACTAAATCTGTTTAGTAATTCAACACGCTCTCCTGTTTTTAGTTCTCCGATGACATTTAAAAATCGTTTAACCTTTTTCGTCTGTGTAGCATTTACATTGTTATACGATGTGTGCGTCTCTAAAACGTTGATAGTAAAGTTTGGGGGTGCATTGTCATAACTTACCTTCTCCATCCTCACACCAGTATGCATAGTTACATACGTTTTACCCTCTGGCATTGGAAGAGTCCCCCAACAATCTACTTGATAGCTTTTGGGCTTAACTAATTTGTACTGTAACTTGTAACATTCAGTGATTGCGCCGTAGGCTTTTTCAATAGGACAATCAATTTCATACAGGGAAGCCGAAGTATCAATATATGCGCCAAACTGTGTGGCATACTTAGTACCAATCCCTTGATACCTAGGCATCCAACGCTTAGTACCTGTTGTATAGAGTGTTTCACCACCTCCATACATAACCCACCCATTGAGGTACGCCTTGATTTCATCTATAGTTGGTTCATAAGATTCACCCCAACCCGAGGCATTATTGTCAATGGATAAGAATAGACCACTGACGTTTATGAGTAGGCAGTCAGCTCCTAGTGATGTATCTCTGAACAAGTTTTTACCGTCATACCTCGATGCTACTAAGTTTCCATCTTCATATGATTTTGTCTCGTCAATGTTAGGTAAGTAGTCTACAATCCTTATACGTTTAAAACCTGCAAAGCTTTCGTGGAAAACCCAGTTTAAACTGCTATCCAACACAATTTCATTACTCCACTCACGCTCAACATGAATCTTACCGTCCTTATACTCAAACGTATCAGTATCACCAAACACTTCGTTACCTTTCATGTAAGCTGTGTGTTTCACTGGTGGGATGTATTTAGTTGGTGAGATTGAGCCTTGGACAACAGTAATGTTTTTCATTTGTTCGCCTATAGCGTCACAATATGCTCCTATCATCATGAATCGTGCACCCTCTGGTGCTACAAACGATTCACCAGAGTTAAACCCATTGTTCTCAATACCGCTAATAAAGTAACCATCCGATGTATTTAGATATGAATAAGGCACTCTATCATTAAAGAAGTACAGTCTAGTGTATGTCAAATCTCCCTCATAATACACAGAGTAGATTTTATGTGGTTCAACAGGGACAAGATAACCACAGATGTTACCTGATGCCTCAGTGACGGTAAATCCATTATTTTCTTCAATGCAACCCGTAGTGTAACCCGAACGCTGAACCATCAAATCTGGGTAACACAGGTTCTCACCCCTAACTTCAAACGCAACATCACTAAGGGATTGAGTTCCTTTGAAAAATAAATCTGATAAATACTCACCATCTAGTGCTAGACTAAACTTTGTATTTACTACATCAACTGACGTATTTGTGTCATGTAACACATAGGGTCTTAAAATTGTTGCACCTACTGGTACTACTGAAGTATATTCCTCACCTCCACTTGTTTGATGGATGGCAACCGCAGCGTTATTATCATCAAAATATCGAAACCGCCAGTTGAAATCTGTATATTCGGAATGGAGTTTTGCTTTTAAGATCTGCCCCTCTATTACTTTAATAGAACCTGACCTTACAGATTTACCGTCAGCGTCTCCAGAAGTCGCACCATTCGCAACGTAATACCCATTTTCAAAGTTATAAGCAAGATTAGTAACCCTCTGACCACTACCCTTAATTGTAGGCTCTCCACCTCCATTATTTAAATCAAATAACAAAGTTGGGTTTTCCTGAGTCATAGTCTTTGGAGGTACAGTAATGCCAGTCATACGCTTAAGAAAGTCATCATGATCTAAAACCATTCCATGGATATCTTCTACTACCGCCCCTTGATTCAATGGTGTATCAAAAGTAACTTCAGGAATAAGACCACTCTCAGAAGTCATAATAATATCACCCTCTTCAAATGAGCTTAATGAGCCTTCAGTTGGGACACGTATGATTGGTTCAGCTAGTTGATAAATTACACCAAGTCCTTCAATGTATTCATTAGCTTTAACTACAGTATCCACACTTTTGTCTGTAATGATGTATAGATTTTCAGACATAGAAGAATACCAACCACCTATACGACTTGCATCATCCCATAGTCCATCATTTGCATATTCAGCAGGATGTCCTTCCATAACTAAATTATTCATTTCTGCTTGTATTGTAATTGACGTTAATCCTATGATAGTTGATGTTGGTATTCTAATTAAGTTTACATTTAAACCAGTAGTTGTGATGTAATCTGCATTCCCTCTTAAATTAATTTTAACAGTTCGCTGATACTCCAAATCATCACACACACCATTAGGCAAGGAGTAAAACCGATCTTCTATGGCTAGTCTATCCTCCTGGTAAGGTTCATAAGCTGTTGGTACTAAACCTCTTTCTACTTGCACTTCATTTGTCTCTAAATCATCATCAATGTCACGAACGAAAACACTCATTTTTTTATTACTTGCATCTTTCGTCCAAGTAAAAGTGCCGTCAACAGAAGCTAAATCGACTAGAGTGTCAGATGCATCTGAGCTAGTAGTTACAGAAACTTTAGTACGACCTCCTAGAGTATGAGAATGATATGTTTCACCAACTTCAAAATCGTTATGGTCAGCAACTTTAACCCAATTTGAGTCAATGACTTCAAGTTTTCTTGAAATATTCTTCCCACGACTCACTAACTTAACACTCTCTACCGGTTTTATCCCTTCCCAGTACCCGGCATTCCGAGCCATATCTACTAGCTGATCCAGGGTTAGGTCATTCAACTTCCCAACCAGTGGAACAGTTAATTGATACGATCTTGTTAAATCCCCACTGCCTCCTTCTGACAGGTATACAAGCGCTCTACCATCATGAGAAGCTTCAAGTATGCCATATTGCTCTTTACTGTTTGGTAATGCTAAATGAACACCAGAGCCATTGTCGTATAAAATACCAATGTTTCCAAATCCAGAAGATGTGGATTCTTCCTTAGCTTTACCATATACAAAAAATTTATCGCCATTTTTTATTGGAAACGTTTGATAAACATCAGCATTATATGTATTATCCAGCGCCCAACTACCGTCTTTCTTAAGGAGAATTTTTGTACCTGAATTATCACTTGTAACTGTAGTTTCAGTGTTTGCTTTCTGATTTACCTGTACAGCACTTAAACCTTCAATATTTAATATTTCAACCTTTCCACCACCTACAGTGTTAATTGGAAGAGCTGTCACATGGTTTCGTGTCGAACTCGGTTCTGAACGTATCGCCTTTAACATTTCAATATTACTAATTCGGGTATCATGTTTGATAAACTCCTGATCAATGATGTCCATGTTATTATTGGACACATTAATATCGTAGTAATCATTTTCACTTGGCTTATTTAAACCGATGTGGGTTGTTGAATTCTCTGTACTCATCTATAGACCTCCTAGTTCAAATCATTCGTTTCTCTCATCTGGATATGAGTCATATTTCTTAAGTCACTATGGGTTAATCTATTCACTTCTCCATGTGTATTGAATTTATTCACAAATTCATACGTCAAATGAGCCGGAACAACCTCAGCTACAAATGCCTTAAAATCATCTTCATTGGGTGGGGTTCCATTCAACTCAGTGAACTTAAGGATTAGATGGTTCTCAGCAGGTAGCTCAACAACTTCCAGTGCCCCATTTTCATAGGACTTACATGTTTCTTCAAGAAAAGTTTTAGTAACCTTACCCACACCTCTAATTTTTGACAGAATGACACTTCTTCGAAACTCAAGTGATTTGTTCTCATCTACTTTAATGCCAAGAAAAGCTTCCCATAGTCTGAGACCTTCTACTGCAGTGTTTATAGAAAACTGGTTCTTGAGATTCACAAAAGCTGAATCAGCACTCTCAAACTCCTGATTCAGAACTTGGAATAGACCTTCAAAGGGTTCTGTCTCTCTTAAAAAAAGTGGGATATGTGTTCTTATGTCAATACTCCTAGACTGTTTATCTACCATATTTAGGCCCCGCTTTCACCAGATATGATATTCAGTGTAATGGTCCCAACCACGGGAACATTCTCATCTGGAATCACTGGATTTTGGGTCGCTCCATTCAGCTCAAAGGTACTCATAATACATTCAACAACATGCTCTAGATCGAGAAGTTTTCTAACAACCTGACTTGCAGACACTTGACTCTCAACAAAGGCAATATCCTTGAAGTATTCTGTTAAGGCCAACTCAAAAGCGGTAGTCACATTACTTAGATTTTCAACATGATCTAATTTCACTTCAGCAGTTACGTGAATAGGCGTTTCTAGCCCTGAATAAACTTCAACATTTGCACCTACTGGTCTTACGGTTTCTATAAAATCACTAACCTCTTGAACTTTAACCGCTTGGACGAGTCGCCTATCATTTCCTACAATATAGACCTTTACAGTACCAGGCATATCTTTTGTTGCAGGGAATACCTTAGCAGCACCAACCCCATCAACAGACATGGCCCAGTTAATGTAGTCGTTTTTATTTCCACTAGTTGACGGGCTTCGCATTTTTAGGAGCACTCTGTCTAAAAGGTCTTCATGGGTCTCATTTTCTTTTACTTCAATACCGTATTCCTCTGCTTTCAACTTTAAGGACTCAAAAGATGCAGTCTGTGGAAAAGCTTCTTTAAGAATCTGTTCCATCCCTACATATGTCTGAGCAAGTTCAATTGCTGCAGGCGAAAACACGGATTCAACAAAAGAGCCTTCACCAGTGCTTACAGAACCGGTAAAGGCTTTCTTCATATTTTCTAACAAAAGTTTTTGTGTTTTATCTTCAAACAATTAGATTCACCTCCACTGTATCATCTAATATGGTTTTAACTTGGAACTCAATTTCAAGCTGATCCTTAATGGGCTTAAAATTAAACGATCCAACTTGACTAATATGCGGGTGATATATAAGTGCATTTGTGATTGATTGCTGCAATGCATGGTTCAATGCAGGTCCAACTAAACCCATTTCAAGGGTCTTTTCTATCTCTGCACCATAACTCCATTTATACGCAGACCACTTATATCTCTCTGTTCTAAGTGCTTTTTCAATCCAAATGCGTAGAGCATCTACACCACTAACTGTTTGTATTTCTCCATTTAGAATTACTGGTTGATTAGTAGCAAAATCCCATGCGATTTCACTTCCAAATTCACTATTCTTTTTGCTCTCATTCATGTCTGGAACACTTAACTTAGGAAATATCACTTTACCACCACCTTATCGAGTATCATAAATCTTCTTCCTCCTAAAGCAGGTATCACAGCAATTCTATCTCCAGGATTCAATAAGTACTTAATCTGAGTTTTGCCGTTTTCAACTGACATTTGATTAATGTGAATTGGAGAAATATTATGCACATGTGTATCAGTTACTGCTGTTTGTGACTCAGTTGTTTTCGAACCAACCTGCCAATCTGCTGTCAAAACAAGTTCATCCTGGATGAATTTTGCTGGCACAACTAAAAAAGAAGCACCTAATGTATGCTCCATACCATCTACTTTTATCTCAATATTTGGTTCCGTTTGAATAACTTTTGCAAGTTCTATGCCGCTAAATCGAGCATCTTCATAAGTACCTTTAATCCAAGATACGAGTTTTTCACCCTTCATCATGACACCTCCTCAATTGAATCTGTGATTTAAAGAGACCACTTACCACAGAATGTGAAAGGTTGACCACTTCATAGGTTCCAGATTCATCAAGTTCTTTGTCATCAATATGGATTCTGTCACCACACATCATCAAATGATTGCCTAAGCACTCTAATGAAAACGTCTCTTCTAAACGCGTCATTGATTTCTTTAAGGTTGATAACATTTCAGAAACTTTAACTTGATCAGCTTCTTCATCAGTGACTTGGTAAACCATCGAACCATATTTATCTGCAAGTTCCTGATCAGTATCTGATCTAAGAACTTTATCATCTTTACCTCTTACAACAAATGATGTATATAGGCCGTTCATGTTTTTTACTGAAGTTCCACTTAATCTTAACCGCTGGCTGTCTAAGTACCACTTGGGTCGTTGAGAACCAAGCTCTATGAACTCAACTTGATCTTCAGCATATCTCATGTGCCAAGATGAACCATTTATGTTTTTTTCGTTTTTCATCACCGCCTGAACGATATTCCAAATAGTCATGTCACGGTAAATCTGCTTGATTGTTTCATTTAAACCTGGAAGATTCTTAAATGGGATCTTAAACGCAGACAACACATCCGATACAAGTGTAGTTGCAGATATATCCTCTGCTATATACGTTGTCATGTTTTTCGTGAGGTAAAACATATAATCTGATGCTGTTATGGCTAGTGCACCATCTGCATTTTTAGATACATTAGTTATGACCGCCTTAAAAATAGCAGCTGAACCATAGGATAGCTTCAGCTTTGTACCTACTGATACATCAATTTTTTGACCACTAGATACCTTAGATTGAATATCAAAAGTCAAGACTGTGGCAGCTTGAGACAAAGAACTTTTCCAACTTAAACTCTGAATGAACTGAGATAAATCAAAAAAACGAACCTTCCCATCGCTTTCCTTAAAAATTTCAACTCGAAAAAAATCAGTTTTGTACATTGGTCAACACCAACCTTTGTCCTGGAAAAATCAAGTTTGGATTGCTACCAATAATTGCTTCATTTTCCTTATAGATTTGCGGCCATAGATCACCATTACCAAAAAGTTTTTGAGCAATTTTCCAAAGTGAATCTCCTTTTTTAACCACATATACTTTTGGACTTGGCTTCTCAACTGGTCTATCATCAAGGGAAACCTCATTAACAACATCTGTTGTTTTCCAAAATCCCTGAACAAAATTTCTTTCTTGGAAACTTAGAGAATAAGATACATCGAGAGAACCGCCACTTTCACCGTACGAAAATTTTGTCAAATAACTATTCATACTTATATCCATGTTGGTTGTACTTTGACTGGTGGAATCATCAAATATACTAACAGTTACAGGTCTTTTACCATTCAGAATAGATTCAAGCTGATCAATATAGTACTTTGGTCTTGGAGATATATCCTTAACATCTTTATCAAAAACATATCCATTCCAGTAGGACGATTCATAAAGTGGGAAGAATGAAGAAATGTCTATAACTCTCAAATCTTTATTGCCCAGAACACTCCGATCGCTACCATCTATTGTGCTAAACACTTGGCTCTTAATTGATTCAGTGATGTTAATGTTTTCTGGGTTAACAGGAAGTACAAGACTTCGGTCCAAAGGGACACCATTTTCAGTGAAAATTTTATATTCAATTTTTATTTGCATTTCATCACCCCATATTCATTGCAACACCAACGATTCGATCTTCAAGTAGACCTAGGAAATTGTCTACATCTACAGGACTCGAAGCATTGATGCTCTCAGCTAGTTTAGGAATGTTCACAACAATACTCTTCCCACCTAAACCGCCACGTTTAAGCTGGTCGTTTTCATTTGCTGTTAGGACACGTTCCCCTTGGTGGAGAAGAGCTAGGTAATTATCGTATGGTATATACTGAATACCCGTTGCTTTAGGTATTGCTCTCATAGACTTATCCTTTGAGTCAACATCATCAAACGAACTAGAAGAACTTTGATTTCCACCCAATCCTAAAATATCCATAACTTTGTCAACAATTTTCCCAAGGAAGTCATACACATCTGATATTGCTCCAGCCATTTTTTCAAAGACACCTTTAATTACACCACCAACTTTTGAAATTGTTTCCTCAAATATTGGCCATTTGTCTTGAATAAAGCCGAACACTTTTTCAAAGACAACAAAGACATCGTCAATAACTCCAGCTAGGGTTACAAAAATAGGTTCAATATCTTCCCATACTTCGGCTAAAGTTGAAAGAATTAATGGCCAGGCTTCGATCCACTTATCGATTAAGAACTTAAAGACTTTGGAAATTAACTCGATTTTGGGACCCAGCCATTCCATAACAATGGCCATCTTTTCTTTGATTACAGGCATCATCTCTGCCACAGAATCTTTTAAGACTGTAAGCCAGGCTCCAAAGGATTGAAACAGTTCACCAATATATTGGAATGCGGGTTGGAGGTAAATGATTAAATTGCTAATACCACCTGCAATTCCACTAACTATCAAATTGATAAAATCCGTAATTTCTGGTCCTTTTTCAGCAACAAACTTAGCTAGTTTATCTACAATGCCTGCAACACTTCCAATGAGTGTTTGTCCTGAGCCTAAATCCGTGTTGAATATGCTTGTGAACATGTTTGTCATAGCCTCTTCAACTGATTCACCAATACCACTGAACACACTTCTAATATTATCAATTGAATTTATAATGTTTTGAGCATCAGTACTATTATCAACAGCTTGGCCAAAACCTACTTTTAACTTTTTGCTTAATGAATCAACAGCTTTCCCACCCTCACTCATGAGTAAGGCACCTATACTTCCAAATGGATTAAAGCTAGAAAATAGAGATATCAAACTAGCTTTAATACCACTCATGTTCAACTTAGCATCAAGCAACATCTTCTTGCCTTTACCACCAGCCGCTTTGTCCATTTTTTGAGATGGTGATTTATTACTTCCCTGCTCGGTTTTTGAAACTGAATCTGTCATTTTTCTTAAATGTGTCGACTGGTTCGATACTGCTTCATCAAGATTGCTCACAAACGACTCAATGCTTTTATTGATGTTAGAGATCACTTGCAGTGTTGTATTTACATTTTTCAGTGCAGAATCCATGCCTAATGTCATTTTGCTAGACATCTTAATCTTCACTGTGTTTTTTACTACTTGCTCGTAGTTGTTTATAATCATCTGATTCATATTCTTAGATTTTTTTGCCATTCTTTCACCTCCTTATACATGAATGACTGGTTGTACATTTTCGTAACCAGATAGTTCTTCCATTCTGTACTCATAAAATGCTGACAAAACAACTTTCTCTCCTGTCGAACGGTTGTGTATATCGCTTGGTAAATGGCCATATCTTGACCACATGTAATACAACATACCAACATAACCATCCGACTTTATGCGTTTTTTACATCTCGGACCGCTTCGTCACCAAAACCTGAAATATCCGCAATGGCATTATAAACTTGAGCAATTTCACCAGGTAAGAACAGCTTTTGAACAACCATTTTTGAAGAGTGAGCATTGAATTTATCTCTAAGAGATTTCTCAGCAAAATCAATATTTTTAGTCGCCTTGATAATAGAAACAACTTGAACTGTATCAGTATCAATGTCTTCAACTTGTGCTTTTTTCCCCATTTTTATTGAACTTTTTTGAATATCCGAAAACTCATCCGCAGTTAAAGCTTCAAGCTCCAAAATAAACGGTGTGCCCATAAGGTCTGACAACCTTTTTATTTCTTTTTCTACACTTGGTCTTTTAAGCTCATTTACATCTGCTGCTAAAAGCAGATCCATCATATTATTCATAGCGTCCTCCTATGGTACATGTCATTAATCCTATAGTTTCATTTCATAAAAAATCCGCCCTGTTTATAGCTTAGGGCGGATTCTAACTGATATACACATGAACTACAATTTCAGGCATATACCTTTATTGTATCTTCTAAACTTAGACTATTTAAATTCTGTCTTCATCACTCTTTAATTCGTTAGCAGGTTCCAATTCTATTGTGGACTCACTGCATCTATCAATTCAAAATCAGTAAATGTGAATGGTGCCTCAATTTCACCCAGCGCACCAGCTTCCCAATTAACTAGAGTTAGATCATTAAACTTAATACCTTTAATATGAACACGTTCTGCACCTGTTGCAGCAGGGTCAGCAAGTTGAGACATGATTTCGATTTCAGGTAGTTTGCCTGACTTAATGCCTTCCATTAACTCAAGCGCCATGCGGCTATTTGTCTTTTTAAGTCGAACTGTACCAGTCCCTTTATAACCCATGTACTTTTCATGTTCAGCAAGAGAACCGCAAATCTTAATTGCCTCTTTTTGCAGTTCCACTTTTGCTTCCATACCAAAAGCTTCTAGTACTTCATGTCCGTTCATTGTAACAACACCAAAAGTGCCGTTCATAATTGTATTTGCATTTAGATAATTTGCCATTATATTGCCTCCATTTTTCTTGTCTGTTATTTGCTTTCAAAAAGCAGCTACTATATCTCACTTGGGACTCTTAACTAATTTATAACCCCAAATCTAATTTAGATGATAATCTTTAGAGCAACATCTTCAATTGCATCCAGTGCTTTAATTTTCATTGTTAGGAAGACCTGATCTCTTGTGTTGGCCTCTTTAATCTCTTGTTCAGACATAACATCTGTATCAACACCAATGGACTTTAAGTATGCGCGTTGAGCGGGGATATCGATTGAACAAGCATTTTTACCTGAATCCAGTACATTGGACTGCTCAAGAATCTCCAAGTAACCATTCACAGCATTAATAAGCAATAGCTTGTTGCTATAACTGTTTTGGGCTGAACCGATATACATATCTTCAATCGTTTTCTTAATATCCGAGTAAACCTTGTCATAGATTCGAACCAGTTTAATCTTTTTCCATTCAGCGCTCTTCTCCGAAGACGTTAATGAAGTCATCCCCCTTGCAACTTTAACTTTTTCACCATCGTGGTAAAGAACAAACTTACCTTCATCAATCTTCGTATCAGCTTCTGCCTTTGTCATTTTAGGTACATCTTCTACTTCAGGAAGCACTCTAAATGTTGGTGCCACTGTTAGAGGAAGACCCGCTAGTAGGCCTGCAACACGAGCTGTAAAGGCTGTAGCTGCCTTTTTAACACCGCTTACTTCAATATCTGAAGTTGCAAGATTTACAATACCCTCATGATCACCAGCATGGTCTGCAAGAACACAGATGATTTTTTGGTCTTTAGCATCTCGCATAGACTTAACCCATGAAGCTAGGGTAGACATATCACCAGTCCCTGCACCCGGAAATGCTAAGGTATCAAAAGCAATAGTTTCCAGTCTATTAAGCGCATCCGAGTAGTCAGCTGCATCATCTTGAATTACAACAACTTTCACCATTTTCGGCGTACCTGCAAAGGCTTCTGTAATGTACGTTTTATTTGTATCATCAAGTTCTGCAGGCATATCTGAAACATTTGCCAGATCATACTGGTTAACGCCTGATGTTACACTTGTATCTTTAAGAGCAAGGGCAAGCAGACCCACTGTACCTTGTTTGATTGCTGCAGTTGCTTTTGATGAAAATTCGATATTTACATTTGGTAGTCCCATAATTAACCTCCAGTTGATAAGATTACGTCCTCCATCGGATCGTAATTTGTAGTATTTTGCTTTAGTGTTGTTGAAAGAATCATCTTTAAAAAGATACCTTCTTGTGTACGTATAATTTTTGCTTGTGTCACTTTGAAAGGAATATTATCTGATGTATGATGAACAGGATTGTCAAATACTGATTCGATAAGGGTATTCATCACGTTATAACACTCACTGACTTGACCTGATACCATAGGAGTATAGGATAACCGCCACCCTACTACAGCATCAGAAAGTGTTCCTGATACAGGATCTAAGGCGCTAAAATCCAGTTGAATTTTAATCCCTGGCCCTGAGGATACATCTGGTGTTTTTTCAAGTGAAATTTGGTCAATCTCAGGCAATGTCTGTCTGATCAATTCCACTAATACATCTTTAGATTTAATGATCATGATTTAGCGGCGAACCGCCACCACCTCCTTACATTAATCATTATGCTTTCGGTTTCTACTTTGAAGTTTCTAAAACAAAAGCAGCCCTTGCCATGTATGCCAATACATGAGGACTGCTCGATTGCTTACTTATTCACTTTAAAACAGTCATAGATTAAGTATTTAACGTCTTCTTCCAGAAAATTTATACATTCAAATGTGCATTCCAGCCACGAAACGATACTCGAGTATTACAACGTTCCTTGTCTGCACTCATTATGTATAGACCTATTAATATAAAGAAAGACCAAAGCAATGGCTTCGGTCTCTTTTTTCGCTAAACATCATCTTCTGACAATATCATAATAACATAGAAATTTTGATTTTTTGTCTACTCAATGTCTACTCTTTTCAAATTGGGCTGACCTCCAACATCAAACCACTTCCCCAATCCATAAAATAATGTGTCCAGTTGTTTTATAGACTGCTCATGGTGTTTATAACACGCTGCTCTTGAATAAAGCAGTTTATCACAAATTGTATTCCAGTCAGCGTCTTCAAAATACCGAAGGGTGAGGATATCTTTTTGAACTGGCTTTAAGATGTTCATACACGTCTCTATGGTTGTTAACTTATGTGTATAAAGTTTTATCTGTCTATTTAACACGTCTGCATATTCGACATTTCGAATTGCAGTGTCCTCAACCAGTCGAACTATTTTATTGGTTCTAGATGTAAACTCCTCGTCGTATTTTACGGCCGTCACACCATCATTTAAATCTATTTCTTCAAGTGTATCTTCTAAAAACTGAATATGTCCTTTAATTAAAGTGTAGTTGGTTAATATTTTTATGACTGCGTCATAGTTTTCACTCTTTTTCGCCATGTTTCATCCCTACTTTCTCTTTCCTGAATTGACAGGTTTATTCTGATGTACTTTGTTATTAATAAACTAAAGTTCTCCACAATACCAAGGTTCCCACACCTCAGTCCCAAACTTCTAATTTAGATTTTAATTGTGTTACTTTCAAATAAAAAAACCAAACTCCCAGCATTTACTTACACTGGGACGCTTGGTCCGCTGTAGTTGCTATGAAATTTTTATGTTTGCACTTAGGACAGATTTTCGAAAGGAGTCCTCGAGCTTCCCCGAGTGTTTTGCCACAAACTTCACACCGAACAGTTTCTAACTTAACCTCGTACTTCTCAAACTCTTCCCGCGTTAGATATTTGACCATTTTCTGCATCACCTCAAACATTTTCTTGAATCTGTTCGCAATAAAACCGAACACGTGTTCGTATTCATTTTAATGCAAATGCCTAATTTTGTCTAGCATTACGCGTAAATTAATTTTCCCAATCCTTCCAAGACTTTGATTTACCAACATTCTTTAGATTATTAATGGATACATCCTATTGATTTTTATTTTTTCGGGTATAAATACATACGAATTAACTCGGAATTTAATAAGAATTAATTACTCGTGAGTTGAAATCATAAACTGGAGGGGATCGT